AGACATGGCGGTATAAACAGCGGTAGACTAATTGCATTAAGCAGTGCATCGACTGACCAACACTGACCACAATCAAGTTTAAGGCGAAAAATGGCGTTTCAGGTCACAATTGGGGTGGTGTTCCCCTTTCGGCCTCCATTTCTCAAACCCAACTATCATGTCCGTTACAGAACAGTTGCACTACAATGCCTTTTCATCATCCCACCCAACTCTCTACTGCATAGATAACCGTATGTAGGAGCAATACCGAGCACATGGTCGTAACGATGTGCCTAGTGCATTCTAATTTTACTTGCTGCATGCTAACAAGGGTTGACACTATAGCCAAACCAATATCAATGTCCTGGCAACCTTTCGGACGTACTGCAACAATATGCTGTAGTATTTTACTAGCCAGGTACGTTTGAACTAAGGCTTACACAGGAAAGATACACCTCAAAGTAGGTATAGATATATCTTTATCCATGAGTAAGTCAGCAAGAATGTCATTAAGAGAATCACCTAATTGTAGGCTGTTCAAATTAGCCTCAAAAAGATTCTGAAAGGTAACACTCCACCCATACACGTGATCAAGCATGTACAAAATTTCGGGTGTGACAAGCAGACCAGTATTACTACTAAACCGCATAGAGTATTCATGAGACCTGCGCGCAAACACAGCCTCACTTCCTTCAGTCAACACTAATCCTCTCTCAACGACAGCTGCCAAAGGGGGTATAAATTCAACTTGTTTACGGAGTCCCAAACAAATGCCACGAAGCAGGCACTTGGAATCAACATCACGGGGGGGGTCAATAACAACCCCGAACTTAGCCAAAACCTTACCAGGTTTTGGACCAAAGGTGACTGCACTTTCACCAGTGGTGGTTTGAGCCTTATAAAACCTACATGAGCAAAACTCCAACGTGTCAAAACTATCACGATAGATTGCTTCTGCCTCAAACCCTAAGTACTCCATACCAACTTGCCAAGGATAACGATAGTGCTCGGCATGAACCAAAGCATTATCATCACCCTGCAAAGCCATTTTTATCCTACTCCGCAAATACAACCAATTTGTCAGTGAGTAGGCCAGGAAAAGTCGAGTGGTTCCACTACGTAACCAATTAAACTTGTGATACAAATACAAATGAGTCAATCCATTCAAAATTGAATTGAACAAAGATGTGTAAGGATCACCGCTTTTCCTGGTGGCATCAATTTTAT